ATCGCAAATGACTAGGAACCCATAAAGTCCTCTCTTAGCTTCCACATCTCTTAGATATGGTTCAACAATATTAACAAAGTTTGCTCTTGTGACCTGATCATTAAGTTCAAATAGTTGTGCTTCTGCTGCTTTCTGTAGTGCTTGCTCAATTGTTAAGAATAGTCTTCTAACATTGATTCTATCAAAGGCAGATGCATAACCTAAACCAGTCTTATCTCCAAAGAGCATAATACCAGTTCCAGGCTGATTAACTATAGAGTTAATTCTTAGTGGATAAAGTTGATCTCTTTGTGCTTTATCTGGATTGTATGCAAGTTTAATTGCATTATTCAAGATTCCTCTCTGCTGACCAGCAGGTGAGAACCAAGGATAAGCATTAACACTTGTCCTTACCATCAATCCAGCAACGTCTCCATTAGTTGGTATCCAACGGAACTTGTTGTTAAATCTATCATATGTGTATTTGTATCCAGTATCAAATACAGCATAGGATGATGATGCCAATGAACTATAGAATTTAATTACATTATCAGTCTGTGTATCTGTATTTGTTATATCTACAACGTCTGCTCTATGAGGACTGACTACTGCCATACAGTCCTTTCTGTCTCCAGCAATAGAAATCAAACGACCTGCTTTTGCTTGAGATTGTGCCTTATCACTAAGACCAGGACCACCAATTAGATAATCAACTGCTATCTCATCCTTATTCTTGAATAAGTTGTATGATGTAATCAAATTTCCAAGAGTTGCTTGATATCCACCAGTAGCAGAGTAATCAGCACCAGCAGTTAATGTATAGGTGTTATTTCCAATCACATTGAAAGTAATACCCTGAGCATTTCTATTCCAACCACCAGAAGCAGTAGTTATTGGAGTATAACCAGAACTAAAGTCTGATGCAGCATTAAATCCATCAGAACCATCTGAAGGATCATCTCCTGCGTAAATGTAATCAGAATACAGTGCTACATAATCCTTATAGTAAATCTTCTGAGGTGCATTTTCTGAAGAAACTGCATCAGTTGCTTTGGAAAGATTTAAACTCTTCTCAAGAATATTTCCTTGAATACCAGTTACGTCTCCAAGATCATCTACAACTACCACATGCAAACCATCATTTTTAGATGATCTATCTGATGCCCAGTTACTTGTATCTGGTCTAGGTGAAATTGATTTCCAATAAACAGTTGAGTTAGTTAAACCCAATGTTTGTTCATCATACCAGTCTTTAGCATAGTTTCCACCAACTAGAGAAATTGTAGCAACTCCTACTCCAGATGAATTTATAAAGCTAACATCATTACCATCTAATATTGCTCTTGCTTGATCACCTTGAGCATAAGTAACATCTGTCGAGACTCCAAGAGATGTAACCCTATTTGTTATCTTAATATCTACTGTTGTTGCACCAAGACCAGTAACAATACCCTTAAGATATCCAGTGAAGTTTGAAGTATCACCAGAACCAGCAACTACTTGGTTAGTAAGTGAAACAGTTACACCCTGTCCAACAGCAATAGAAGCAGTGGTTCCTATTCCTAGTGTCTGATCTGCAAAGTTGTCAATAACACAAACCTTAAGGTTGTTTGCCCAAGTACCAGGTGTCTTAGCAGCATAACCAAATGTCTGACCTACGCCAGCATAGTTTGCCACATAGTCATCATAGTTCTTGATCTTAAGATCAGTTACATTAGTTACATGAGATCTATTGCCATTAGCATTAACTAGATCGTCATCATCAGTTCTAACAACTTTTAGAACTCCTCCATATGTTAGGAAGGAAGATGCACTCATCCAATATTCATACTGAGCATCAGTAGAAATAGGCTTACCAAAAGTTTTAATTAATTGATTTTCTGTAGTGATGTCAGTAGCTTCATCAATAGGTCCAATTTCAAAAGGACCAGCGATTGCGCCAATATTATCTAATACATTTTCTGCTCTCCCTACAGTAAGATCCACCTCCCTTGTCAGTACTCCAGGAGATAATTGAGGAGTCGCCATGTTGTCTGTCTCCGAGTCTCAGTTTATCTGAAAATATTTATTGTTTTCAATGTTTTCATTGGGGAAACATTGCATGAACACTACCAATCTGGATATATCCAATCTGTATGGGGTTCTTGTTTCTTTCTAGTTTCTACAATTCTTCTTACAGTACATACTTTACACTCATAAGAATATGATGATGCTAATGTTCCTCTATCCTTTCTAGTCAAATAAAAACCATCTATTAAATTTTTATTTTCTCCACATACTCTACACTTCCTATCAGAGAGTAATAGGTGTCCTAGTTTTATTTGATTGTCTAATTCCATTATAAAACTTGAACAACTCCATAACAATCAGGAATTTCCATCATCAATTTCTTTTCTATACCTTGCTTTAAAGTCATAACACTCATAGCACATGTCTCACAAGCACCACCTAATCGTACCTTAACAAAATTAGTTTCGTGTTCTATCTCCACAAACTGAAGAGATCCACCATCTGCTTCAATATATGGTAAAAGTTCTTCTAAAACTTTAATTACATTTTCTTCAGTTAATTCCATTACCTATATTCCCACATAAAGGATCTATCACCATATTCATCAGTATTCCAATTACCAGGAGTACCTGCTAATCTATCTAGTTCTAAACTTCCATTATCCATTGTACTCCAAGTATCTCCTTCATCATCTACAAAAGTATCATCTTCCAATCCATCCATAATAAAACCAAAGGGTGACATATCCTGTTCTATTTGATTCTTTTGTTCTTCATATAATCTCTTTCTGACATCTTGATCAGTAAGTTCTTTAAAATAATCTTGTGCAACTAACCATGCATATATGACAAGACACATAGCAAGGTCATCATTACATCCTTCCTCTGCCTCAAATGAGTTATGTTTTTGAATAAAGGTAGTTAATTCACTTAATATCTCATAGTCATTAAAAGTAAGTTTATCTTCTTCTATTAAAGTCTTTAAGTTAAGTGCACCAACCTTTTTAACAGTCTTAGACATCTTAACTCCCAATTGAGTCTTTTTGCCTGAGAATCCTTGACCTACAACTTGCCCAGCTCTTCCTCTCATTGAACACATCAATAAGTTTTCATATTCTAAATCAAAGTTAAGAATAGCAGCAACTTGGTCTCCTACATCATTTACCTCACATAAAATAAAAGCATCATTATAACTCTTTGCTACTTCCCATATAACATTAGGGAATATCATAGGTTTAATTTCATTGTTCCTAAACTTAGCAACTACCTTATGAGGGAACTCTGTAATATCAATAACAACAAAGGCAGAGTAATCTCCTCCCACTCCTCTTGCTACGTCTACAGTAAGTACATAATCATGATCTTCTTTACATGCTTCATATACATCTAATCCAGCACTTCTAGTCTGTGGTTCATCATAAACTAATGCTCTCAATTTACTAGGAGAAATAAGAGTATCAACAGATCCTAAGAACTCACACTCAAACTCAACTTTGAATTGTGCTTCTGAAGTGTTAGCAATAGTAGATGCTTTCCATTTCTCATCCCTACCAGGAACTTCACTCCAATGAACATCAGTAGGAACATATTCATTCTTACCTCGTTCAGCATCATGCCACAACCTATAGAAGTGGTTCATACCATGAGGAGTAGAGACTATAATAACTTTAGTGCTCTTACCTGAAGTAATAGTAGGATAAACTGAACTGAAGAATGAGTCAGCAATATGGTTGGGAACAAAAGCAAATTCATCTAAGAATAGGATGTTGAATGACATACCCCTAACTGCAGATGCAGATGTAGAAGCAGCAAGAATTTTAGAACCATTCTCTAGTTCCAGACTTCCTCTATTCCAAGATATAATACCTTGCTGCATCCACTTAGGTAAATTCTCATATGCAGTTTGAAGACGTCCTAAAAGTTCCCTAGCAGTAGCAGCTTTGTTTGCTAGGATACCTACATTAACACTATCATTAAACACAACATAATGAAGAAGATAAGATACACAAGTAGTAGACTTACCAGTCTGTCTAGGCATCTTACAGATGTTAAATCTAGACTCATGGAAATTCTTAATTAATTTCTCTTGAAAGTGATAAGGTTTAAAAGGTGTCAGACCTTCATCCAAACTAACAATCTTAACATATTTCTTAGCAAAATATATTGGATCATTTTTACATGCATAGAATTCAAGAATTTGTTCTTTACTAAATTCTTGTTCTACATTCGCTTTTTTTAGGTTGGGATTACCTAGATAAATGTTGTCTGACATAATAACCTCCTACATCATTTCAT